TATAGTTTGGCCTATATTAGTACCTTGGTTAATGTACTTACAGTGGTTTAAATGAGCAACTTTCCTTGGGATAAACAAATAATCGCAATGTTTATTTTTATTACACTATTTTGTATTATGTCACTTATCTGTACTGGATGTGTGGGGTTTCATTAATGACAATAATGTGGATTAGTAATTGATGACACAAATGTATGAATAGAAAACAACGCTATCAATTAACAAAAGAAAAGGATGAGATTTCCAGGCTTAAAGGAGATGTGAGTAGATTGGTTGAGGAAAATTCTAATTACGAAATAATTAATAAGGGTCATAAAAAAATAAATGGAGAGCTACAAGAAAAACTTACTAAAGCTGAGGCAAAAATTAAAGATTTTGAAAAGATAAAAATGTATAACGAACCTCATAATATTCAAAACTAAAGGTTTATCTTAAAGTGCGTTTAAAACGCACATTTCATTTTATAAAACGTATCTATGAAGTACGCTTTATTAATCCAACTTTGCTTTTCTATATCACAACAATGTCTTCCATCTATGGAGATTAAGCCTTATTATAGTTCTTATTATCAATGTGGTATTGCAGGTTATCAAATATCAATTAAAATGTTACAAGGTTTAGGTTATGCTAAAACTAATTCAATGAAAGCAATGGTTCGTTTTCATTGTAAGCCACTTACTGAAACCTAATTTATGTTTAAAGGTCATAGAATTATAGTCATTGGAGATACTCACGACTCTCCTAAAATTCCTGAAGACCGATTCAAATGGATTGGACAATACATTAACGAACATCAACCTGATTACATTATTCAAATAGGTGACTTTGCTTCCTTCGATAGCTTAAGTTATTTTCAAAAAAATTCTTCTCAAGCTGGTAAACTTAAAGATGCTTATATGGTAGATATAAGTTCTCTAAGATCTTCTATTGATTTGCTAGACAAATATATTGATAACGATAACATTCCTAGACATTGTACATTTGGCAATCACGAACAACGAGTTCATAAATTCGAAGAAAATATTCCAGAGATCCAGGGTATGATGCGTAAAGAATTATACGATTCTTTTATTTTAAAGAACTGGAACTATTCGGAATATGGTGCTTTCAAAATTATTGCAGGAGTATCCTTCACTCATTGTCCTTTAAATATTATGGGAAAAGAATATGGAGGTAAAAATTGTGAGATTCAAATAGCTAATGATGCTACTAATGATATTGTTTTTGGCCATACCCATAAATATAGAGATTGGAAATCCCCTAAAATAGGCGATAAAAACTTCGTTAGAATTATTAATGTAGGTTGTGCGTTGCCATTCGGCCATATTGAGGAGTATGCAAAGCTTAACCTTACAGGTTGGAGTTGGGGAATTGTAGAACTAGGTATATGGGATCAACATATCCAAGAGAGTCAGTTCATCTCTATGGATAGATTGGAAAAACAGTATGGTAGTAAAGCTCAAAGTCTGGATCGCAAAAAAGAAAAAACAATTTAATGATTGGTTTTGGAAAGACTTTTATAAAAAATGATAGAACGAGAAAAAACAGATTCATTAGTTATTCATTGTTCAGCAACACCTGCCGATATGGATATTGGTGTAGACAAAATCCGAGAATGGCACGTTGATGACAATGGATGGGAAGATGTTGGTTATCATTATGTTATTCAAAGAGATGGTACACTTGAACCAGCGAGAGATGAAATGATGCAGGGTGCTCACGCAGTTAAAGCGAACCATCGTTCAATCGGTATCTGTCTTATTGGAGGATCTGATGCAGCAGGTAATTGGGAAAATAATTTCGAACCTGAACAGTTTACTTCTTTAAAAGCTTTAATTTTAAATCTTCAAAACAAATATACTATTCAATACATTATTGGTCATAATGAAATAGAAGAACGTAAAGAGTGTCCAAGTTTTAATGTTCAAGAATGGTTAGAACAGGAGAACATCGATGTGGTTTAGTTTAGCAAAAATGGCTTTCAGCACAGGTGCTAAAGTCTATGCAAATAAACAAAGACAGAAAGAAGCTATGTCACAAGCATCACTTCGTACTGCGGAGAAGATGGCTAGTGGTGAAATAGAATATCAAGGTAAACTTTTAGAAGCAAGACAAGCAGATTATAAAGATGAGTTTGTCCTGGTAATTCTTTCAGCTCCAATTTTAGTTTTAGCCTGGGCAGTCTTTAGTGATTCACCAGACGCTTTAGAAAAAGTTAAAATATTTTTTGAACACTTCCAACAACTCCCTACGTGGTTTACTTCACTATGGGTGTTAGTGGTAGCTTCCATTTTCGGTATTAAAGGAACTCAAGTCTTTAGAAATGGTGGAGGCATTAAAAAGAAATGAGTAAACATCTGCCTAAAAAAACTCATAAGAAAAATTGCAAGTGTGCAACAGCAACCAAAACACAAATAGATATTCTTCTTTATGAAGTACGACAACAACGTAAAGACATTTTAGAATTAAGACAATTTATGAATAAATCTAAAGGAACTGTTTCAGTTCTAATGTTTTTAGCAGGTTTCGTAGGAGTATTTATTTGGGGTTGGAATTACATCAAATGACGGAAAAAACTTGTAAAAAATGCGGACACTTATGCCACTGTATGGAAGCTGACCATGAAGGTTGCGACTGTAGTGGTTGTAATTGTGAAAAAAGTAAAGCAGAAGATTTAAGTTACGAAAACAATGGTTGTGTTGTCCTTGACAGCACTAAAGGTTGTCAATAATAATAATAATAAAAGGAGATAAATATGTGGGACAAAACAAAAAGACTTTGGAACAGAGCAGGTTATAAAACAAAACTTGTCATAGTTTTTATAGTCGCTGTCATTCTTTTTAGTCTTTAAATGAAAAGAATAAAAGATTTCTTATTAGAAATTATAGAAAGAGTTAGTTCACAAATTCATGTTTGGGCATGGAATAAAAGATGGAACAAAGGTAATAGAAAAGATGAGTTCAAAAATGAAACATTTTCCTGAAGATGCTTTTCTCTTTATGATGTTTGTCTTTATTACTTTATATTTACTTTTTAAAATTATTCATTGGTTATGAACAGAAAAAAGAACACAGTTTATACGTGCGGTATCTGTCACCAATGCGGTAAAGAACACTTTTCAAATGAAGGTGGTTGGATCATAAATGCAGAACATAGAAATTTCTGTGATTCTTTAGAAAAGTCTTGTTTCGATGAATATTTAGCTATTAAGAGGCCAATAGAGCCACGTACACAGTAATATCGCTGGTAGTTGGTACATTGATACCCATTGATTTGAATAGCTCTATAAAGTGCTCTAATTGAGCTTACGACCTGATTCAACAAAACTTTCGGACTCTAGTTGAGCTAATGCAGATTTAAGTAAAAGTATTGAAAATTTCTTACATCTATAGAGATCTGACACATTCATTACAGATGATATGAGAGCTACCTGCAATTGATCTATATGCGTACCTGCATATACATCAGCAGCTAGTTGTTGCATAATGTCATCAGTAGATTTAATACATTTATGGATATCTAGATTTCTATTATCTAATATCTTTTTCAGATCATAGTCCATTCGGTAACAATAATCTTATATATATAAGAAGTGAAACGCACTTTTTAAAGAAGGCGTTCCCTATCAAGCCAATAGTTTATTAGTACTCAAGTCTTTAAACTTCCAGCCACTAATATGAACGCCTTCCGAAGTTGTAAAAGATTCGCCATCGCGAATTTTCTTACAATTAGTGTACATTCTTATTTGGGATCTTAACCCGTAGGTGACATACATTAACCTATCTGATGGTTGTCCATCAAATTCTAGAATTGTTTTTGAAAAGATTCTGCTTCTTTAGTATCAGTTTCGGTTTTCGGTTTAGCACTTCCAACCATTCTGATAACTCCAGAAAATCTAGGAACTAGAACTTCCGTTACATATCTTTGATCCCCTTTGGAATCTTTATATGAACGATTTTCTAATTCACCTTCTATATAAAGCTGTGAACCAGTCTTTGCATACTTTTCCATATTTTCTGCAAGTCTAGGATCAAACACTTTGACTTTATGCCAAGTTGTTACTTCAGCTTTTTTGCCTTCTTTATCTTTCCACGATTTGTTCGTAGCTAAAGATAAATTAGCAAACTTGGAATCTTGTCTAGTTGTTCCAATTTCTGGATCAGCTCCCAATCTTCCAATTAAGATTACTTTATTTATCATTCTTATCCTCCTTATTATTTATGACTTCTTTGACATCTTTTAACAATTTACTTTTGTTAATCTTGATATCTTTTCTTAAGTTCACTACTTTAACTTTGATACCTGCAGCAGATGCTGTACCATTGAACTTTTCTTTCATTGCTGAAACATATTTACTGTTATCAAACATACCAAGAAATACATCAGCACTCACGCCTAAATGACTAAATCCTTTTGTCATTGCATCAGTTAATGCTTTCTTTGGTGCTTCATCATCCAGTTTTGAATTTGCTTTATACAAAGCACAAACTGAACTGATTGGGCCATAACGATACCAAATATCGTCTAGGCAATATACTATCTTAACTTCTGCAAATACATTTGCATCAGTATAATGATATTTCGCATCATAACTCCAACCTTTTCCAACAGGGCCAAACACTCTAGTCATTGTCATAACTTGATACATTGGATCTATTGTTGTTAAAGTCTTACCAAACTTTGGAAATGGTTTGGTATAACTAGGATCAGTATGTTTAAACTTATCCCAAAGTATTGTGTTTTTATTTTCATCTTTCATATTATGTTCCTTTCTCCATATATTGTTGATTAATATGATCTTTACTTACTATATAAACATAAGCATTTCTTGAACTAGCATTCTTTCTTTTTTCAGTTCTTTCAATCTTATTCATTTTATATAGTTCTGTTACTCTTGGTCTAACTGTGAAACTACTTAAGTTTAATAACTCTGCAATTTCATCAGCTGTTGCACCAAAATTACCTTTCTGTTTTACAACATTAAAGACTTTCTCTCTAATAGTTATACTACCTGCCGCTATTAATTCAGCAGCTTCAACAGAAGTTTCACCTTCTTTATCTTTATATCCTGGATAGTAGGGGTACGAGTTCTTTGTTTTGTCCATCTAATTTTTGTCCAATCGGTTTGAACGTATCCCAAGTGATCATTTCAGGTGGGGCTTGTTTAGTTTTAACATAGTGCCAAAATAGAACTTCAGCAGCTAATAACTTTCTTTGAAAGTCTATACTTTTTTCTATTTCAATAACTTCATATTTTAAATTACCAAAGAATACAGATAAATAAGCTTTATCATAATTACTTACCATTAAATAATGTTGTATCTGTGGCATATATTTATCAGTAACTTTCGTTGGATTACTAAAAGCATTAGTATGTTTACATTCTAAAAGACCTATTGTTGGTGTACAATCATCTTTATTCTCTTGAACTAATCCATCTATATGAGCATATATATATTTATATTTTTTATGAAATATTAACTCTTGCTGCATAATTACATTATGTCCAGTTTGTTTTTTAAACCAATCTATATTAAATGATTCTGTATGTACTCCCATTTGAACTGGTAGAACATCTGATAGATCTGCGGGTGGAGTTTCTCCAACTTTCTCACTCCATACTTGATACCAATCTCCCTCATATAATCGTGTAGCATCACTACCACCGATTCCTTGTCTTCGGTCGAACTTAACTTCTTGTTTCATATTATTTTCCTTTCTATTTTTAATATGTAACTTCCTCTAACATATCTTCATCTATGCCATCACAGAATGATGAATGATCTCCTTTATATGTATAATGTTTTCCATCGGTATTCCCAGCATCATCAATATAATAAAATTTCAGTTCAAATACTGCTAAAGATTTTTTATCTTCCATATTGCCTTTCTTAATTACAATTTATTTTGTCTAGATCAATAGGCTTATCTTTATACATCCAAACCCACGATGAAATTTTTGTTCCATCTTGAGTATAAGTACATTTCTTTCCTACTGAACAAGCACTCAAAATAAATAACGATAAAATTATCATTACTATTTTCATATTGTTCCTCCTATTTTATAAAAATGTTTGAGTTTAGTTTTTAGTTTTCGTGCTATTAATAATTTTTCCAACTTTAATACCAAGAAATTCAGCTCTTTTTTTGTTAAATTTAGCTTTCCTAATTTTTTCATTTTTGACCATCAATTCATTTATTTGTTCTAATTGTTTTTTGTCTAAAGTATTATTAAATAGTTTTGTGGCAAATTCTTGATAGACTTTATCATCTCCTTCAATTTGTCCATAAAACTTTAATATTTTCATTTGCCACGCTTGTTTCCTTACGTGGTATGCTGAAAAATCAGGTCGATTCCTCCTCTTTATTCTTATCATTTAATTCACCTTCTGTAGGTTCAACCCAATTAGCACCACCTGGTTGTGTACCTGGAGGTAATGTTTGTTCAGTTACAGCTTTAAATGTTTCATCTTTAAACTGTGCTAACATTGATTCTAATTGTTTTTCTTTTTGTTTAAAATTATCAACGATACTTTTAGATTTTGTTAAATAATGTATCGCATCTAATAGTTCTTCTATTGTTTCGTCAATCCAATGGTCAAAAGGTTTAGCATTTTTTTCCATTGTAACACCAAACTTTTCCATACCTTGCATATGTCGTTTAATAATAAGGTCAACTACCTTATTAACAATCGGATCGTCAGTTACTCCTCCTTTAAAATCAGGATTTACTGCCATTTTCACTCCTTTTCGGTACTAATTTTAGTTTCATTTTTAATGAATCTGCCCAACAACAAAACAGAAATCCACTAGGCTTTCTTATACCAACTTCCCATTTGGATACAAGACCTTTTGCAACTCCTAGTATCTCATCCATTTCTAATTGGCTGATACCAAGCTTCTTTCTAGCTTCTACAAATTGTGGAATTAATTGTTGGTGAAATATTCTTCCTAAACCATAACGAGCAGACATACCATATTTAGTAGCAGATTTTATTTTAAACACAAGGCTACGTTAAATCGGGGCAACTCCTCTCGGTGTTACCCCTATCTACAAGGGAGTGTGGAACACATAACTAGTATTTAGAGTTCCTCCTTGCTTTGTAGAATTTCTTAAAATGGTTCAGATTTTTTGACTTTCGTTTTGATTTCCAATTTATCTAAACGATTTCGGATGGACTCCAAAGCTTCATTATTTCCTGTAAAATAAAGCATATTACTTGTTTTATCTTCCTTATAGGATTCAGTTAATCTTTGTAATCCTTCGGTAATATTATTCATTAACTCAATTGTTTTCTGCATATTTTCTTGAAGATTCTTTTGAGTATAATGGATTCTTGATTCTCTTTCTTTGTTTTGAAGTAACATATCCCAATTAAACATTAATTTT